TATGGAAGGTACTGATTACAAAGACTGGGATCAAACATTTGTTGATAGTCATTTAGCAGAACTTACAGAAAAATCTGCTTCATATGAAAATTTATATAATAGTCTTGATCCACAATACAAAGCTAGATTACCTTTACCTGAAGTATGGAAAAGAGATAAACAACTTAAATTTGAAGGAGCAAGATTAAATTCTAAACATAGAGCTTTATTAGAAAATGCTGCATTAATGGATCAAGAAGCAGTATTACAAGTAGACCTAAATGATGATAATAAAATATATCAACCAAGTGGTGTAAAAGATGAAGCTACAAATGTAGATATTGCAATAGCAACAATAAATAGAAACTTAACTAAATACATGGAAAATCCTGATACTGATGGATTAGATGGATACACTACACTATTAGATACTACAAATGCTGAAAGAACAGATTTAATAAGTAATGCTCAAGAATATGTAAACACACTTAAAAAATCTTATGACATAGAACAAAATAAAATAAAAAACCAAGCACAAACTAATTACAATAAAAATATAAATATTTTAACAGATGCAGCTAGTTCTTCTTATACATCATATGATGAAACAACATTAATTAAAAATTTAAATGCATTAAATGCAACACCAGAAGATCGTCAAAAAGTTTTAACTGCAAATACAAAAAGTAATATTATTGGAAAGTATGCTGCATTTCTTTATGCTGAAGAAGATACAACTGATTCGATAATCTACAATGGAGAAACTTTAGAATTTGGCAAATTTAATAAAACTTGGAATACAGTTGTTAATAGAGCATTTGCTGAAATGTCAGCAAGAGGTATTACTAATGTTACTAAAAAAGAAATAAAAACAGGAATTGTAAATCAACATATTTATACTTTAACAGGTAAAGAGCCAGATGATTTGACTTTTGAATTAGATTTTGCATCAGGTGTAGGTAGTGAAGATTTTGATGCTATGGTTAATTATACTGTCAATATGGGTATAGTTCCACAACCACTTGTTGATTTTATAAATGAAAATGTAGGAGAAGGTGGAGCTGGTTTAAACTTAAATGTAGATGCAAATATTGATACACTAATACAAGTATCTCACATGTATAATGTTTTACAAAATACACCTATGCCTATAGAATTAAAAATAGAAGGAGTTTCAGCAGAAACACAAATGTTGTTAGGAAAATTCTATGCTGATTATAGAAATTATACAACAAGAGTAAAAGATAGAGAAAAACCTTTTATACAATCAAATGATTTTGTTAAAAATTGGTGGGAACTTAGAAATGCATATCAAAATGATCAATCAGATAAAGTAATAAATGCATTTAATTTAAGATTAGATGATATTGATGAAGATTTATTAACAGGATTAATGACAAAATATATTGAAGATAATACAATAAATATTTTCGGAAATAATTTTGGATCAACTATAGCTCCATTAAATCCAAGTGACACTGTAGAGCCATTAATAGATTTTCCTTTACTTCGTTTTTTTAAAGTAGATAGTGCTGAAGTAGCAGATTTAAATTTACAATTAGGTGTAGAAAAATTACAAGAAGTTTTACCAGATTATTTAGTTAATTATTATAAAGCAAATGATATAAGTGTTGATCGTATTAAACAAAGATCAAGTTTTTTATTAACACAAGATATAAATGACATTATTGGTTATGTTATGGCTGATCTTTCTAATAATGGATATTCAATCGAATAATATGGCAGAGCTAGTTTGGAAATCAGTATTTAAAGAATACGAAGATTATCTTACTAAAGATGAGATTAAAACTGATATGGTTAAAACTATACAACAAAGAATTATGAATATGAATGATACTCAAAGAGCAGAGTTAGGTATATCAGATGATTTTTTAGAAGCTAATAATCTTTTTGATATGATAGAAAATAAACAAATAAAATTTAAATATGACACAAGGTCAACAGATGAACAACCAACATATTTTATAAAAGCAGATTTTGATGGTAGTGGATTATATTATAGTATTGATAATCCTTATAATGATTCTTCTTATGCTCCTGTTATTTTTGGAGATAAAAAACCAGATTATTTAGAATCAAGTCCTGATAAATTAAGAGAACAAGCATACATTGATGCATTTGGTGAAGAATATGAAAATAGAATGAAAGTATATGAAGCTAGAGGTTTTGGTGAAACTAGAAAAGAATTAGCTGAATTTATAAATTATAATATGTTTAAGTTTGGTAATGATATAACTATGTTTGGTAAAGATGTTGCAGAAAGTATCGCAGACACATTGCCATTTTTTGAATATAATCATGATAATTGGAAAGATCAAGCTTCTAAAATACAATTAAGAATAAATGAACAAGAGGGGTCTAATAGAAAACTAGGTGTAAAAAATACTGATAGTTTATATAATTATATATTTGATGAAGAAGAAAATATGATTTTTAAACCTAACGCATATGAAACAAAAACAGGTAATGGTGATTGGACAATAGGTATGGGTTTATCATTAAAAAATGAAACAGTAATAAATGAATTAAAAGACAGAGGATATAGTATTGAAAAATTAATATCACAAGAAGAAAATATTACTGAAAAAGATGCAACAGAAATATTTAAAGTAAAAATAAATGAAGCAAAAAATATAGCTATACAAAAATTTAAAAATGTTGGAGTAGATATAACTGGAGTAAAAGATTCATATTTATTTATGGCAGTTGTTTCTATGCAATATCAAGGTGCACCTTTAGGTGAATCATTTATACAAGCTACTGCTAATTATATAAAAACAGGTGATAAAAAATATTTAGGTAATTTTTCAGCTTATACACAAGATGGTACTGCTATAAGACGAGATGATCCAAGATATGCAACAAGAGAAGTTACTATGTTGGGAGAACTTTATAATGATGGTTTAGCTGCAATAGATGATAATATGAAAGGTGATTTTTATAGAAATGAAAGACGAGCTAAATTACTTATGGCTTGGACACAAGGTCAATATACAAATACAATTAAGTACGATTAATGCCTGAAGTAACTATAGGTAAAGGTAAAGCTTTTATTACAGAAAGAAATATTGCTCCTGTTGATGATACTCCGTTTTTTGCAAATATAAAAAATACTGCACAAAATTTAGGATATGGTTTTATAGATGAAAACTTATTAGCACTTGGTACATTATATGCTGCAAGAGTACTTAGTAATGAAGATGCTGCTTTTGAATATCAACCTGAATATAATATATTTGCTGATCCACAAATAGTAGGAACTGAATTACAATCTTATATTGGTAATTTTATGCATAGTAATAATGCAAAACATACATCAGATTTAATTAAAAGATTTAAAGAAAAACAAAAAAAAATACAAGGTAGTCCTTCATATGTTATTGGTAGAATATTAGGTGGTCTTACTGATCCTTCTACAATATTACCTTTTACTAAAGCTGGTAAATTTTTAGTTACTGGCAGCAGACTAAAAAGAGGTACAGCATTTGGTGGTATAGTAGGAGCAGAAGAATTATCTAAAAGAATGTTTACTGATGAAAGATCATGACAGAAACATCATTGATTACTGCTGGTGGTTTTATAATACCAGCTATGTTTCCAGCTGTTCCTAGAAGTACAGGTAAAAAATTTGATGATCTTGCAGATGCATTAGATGAAGCAGATGATGTTATATTTAATAAAAATACTGTAGGAGCTGCAAGTCCACAAGGAACTAAAGTACCAACAGAAGATGCATTAAGAACAGAAAATAAAATATAACCTACTGGTATGGGTATATTTGGAGAAAATGGCCCATTTAATCCTTTGTTTAGAGTTTTAAAAAATGGATCAAGTAATGCTCAAGAATTTATAGAAAATGTTTTAGAAGGCCCTCTATATCAAATTAAAAATTTTGCTGGACCTGGAAAAGTAACTGCTGGTAGCATAGAAAGAAATATATACAAAAGATATACTCCAACTGTTTTAGCAGCAACAAAAAGAATAGAAGCTGCATATGCAAAATATTTACAAAGAAATGGTGCAAATAAACAAAACTTTGTTGAAAGAAATTTTGATACTAAATTTACAAACAATCAACAAGTTATGTCTCCTAAACAATTTAGAGAAGCAATATGGGATTATAGATTTGGAAAATTAGATGTTGATGATGAAGTTATAGAAGCATCAAAAGGATTAGATCAATTTTATAAATCTATTGGTGGTGAATATGATGAGCTTAAAATAGTACAAAGATATATAGAACATCAAATAGATGCTCTTAAATTTTTTATAGGCAGAACAAAAAATAATAAAAGAAAAGTAGATTTACAAACTAAATTAGAAAAATTAGAATCTAAGTTAGAATATGTAAATAAACATGGATCATTAAAAAAAGATAATTATACAAACATAGTATTTAAAAAAGATAGAATTACTGCAAACTTTGATGAATTTAAATTAATTTTAGCTAAAGCTCTTAGAGCAAAAAATCCAGCTATTAGACAAGATGAAATAGATGACATAGTAGAAAGTTTTAAACAGTATCAACCTTTTATTGAATTTGAAAATATAAGTAAAAAATTACAATTATTATCTAAACACAGCAATATGAAAGCTGCTGATAGAGAAATACTAGAACTACAATTAATGAATAAAGTAGATAGAGTATCTTCAAGATTTAAAAGTAGAAATCTTAATGTAGACTATAGAATATTAGCTGATGCTGGTTTTATAGAAAAAGATATAAATATATTACAAAGATTATATTACAATCAAACTATACCTGATATTGAAATAACAAAAGTATTTGGTGATCCTATGGGTTTTGGCTCTAATTACCAAAAAGGTAATATAGTAGGTATGAAACAAATAGCTGATGAATATGATGAAGCTATAGAAGCTGCAACATCTGCATCACAAAGAAAAAAATTAATTAAAGAAAGAGATGAAATATTAGATGATCTTGATGCCTCAATAGCATTAGTAAGAGGTACTTATGGTTTACCACAAGATCCAAATAGAACATTAAGTAGAGGTATTAGAATAGGTAAATTATATAATTCTATGACTATGCTTACTGGTATAGCTCAAACAGTTGATACAGCAAGATTAGTTATGATTAATGGTGTTACCAAAACATTTAAAATGTCATTAGAAGTTATGACAAATGGATATGCAAAAGAAACAATTAGAATGAGTAAAAATACTACACAGCTAGGTGGAGAAGCTCTTGATATGGCAACAAGTCAAAGAGCTATGTCTATGTACGGTATAGATGATGCTTTTGGCGTATTTAATAAATTTGAGCAAGGTATGAGTACAGTAGGTAATTTATACTTTACATTTTTAAATTTATCTAACCCTTGGAATACAGCAGTAAAAACTATGGCTGGTATGTTTAATGGCGCTAGAACATTAGAATCAATAGAAGCATTAGTTACTGGTGGTAAAATTACTAAAGTAAATTTAGCTAGACTTAGAAAACTAGGTATAGATGATGATGTAGCAAAAGAAATATATAAACAATATCAAAAACATGGATATGGTAAAAATGCTAACTCTTGGAAAAGTATTGGCGATCAATATAAAGTAATGAGAGTAGCAAATAGTGAATCATGGGATCAAACACCTGAAGCAATAAAAGCAGCAGAAGTATATCATTCAGCAATAGGTAAACAAGCTAGAATAGATATTGTTACACCATCTAAAGGTGATGTGCCTTTATGGGCAAACACAGAATTAGGTGGAGTATTATTACAATTTAAAAAGTTTGGTTTAGCAGCAACACAAAGAATGTTGATGGTAGGATTACAAGAAAGAGATATAAACTTCCTAAATGGTGCATTACTTCTTTTAGCTAGTGGTGCAGCAGTTGATGCATTTAGACAAAGAGCATTTAATAGAAGCTATGCTAAAAAACCATTAGGGCAAAAATTAGTAGATGCATTTGATAGATCAGGATTAGGTGGTATATTTTCTGATGTAAACAATGCATTAGAAAGATTAACTAATAATGAAATAGGACTTAGACCTTTGCTTGGAGCAAAAAAACCATATGGAACATATAGAGATTTATTTAATAATCCTGTACCTGATGTACTTGGACCAAGTGCTAGTCAACTTGCAAATATAGGAGATATTGCTTGGACATGGGGTACAGGTAAGTACAATCATCACACAGCAAGAAATGTGCGTAGACTTTTACCATTTCAAAATGTATGGTTTTTGGATTCATTATTTGATGAGATTGAGAAAAAGGCCTTAAGATGAGTATAACTATATCAAATACTAGTGCCAGAATACAATATACTGCTACTAGTTCACAAACACAGTTTACTGTGCCATTTGAATTTTTTTCAGATGCAGATTTATTAGTAGTACATACTAATGCTGGTGGTGTAGATGCTACATTATCTTTAGCTTCTAACCCATCTACAGTATCTCAATACTCTGTTTCTGGTGCTGGAGAATCTGGAGGTGGCAGCATTACACTAGGATCAGGTGCTACATCTGGTGATAAATATACTA